GAAGTGGCGGATCAGCTGGTTTAGGTGGTGCAGTAAGAGTTATTTGGGGTACTGGACGTAGCTTCCCAAGTACATTGACCACAGACCAAGCGGCTGTTATATCAGGTAACGCCTATTGGCAACAAACGAGCAGCCAAGGTATACAGGGTGTACAGGGCATCCAAGGTGTACAAGGTATTCAAGGTGGTCAAGGTATTCAAGGTGTACAGGGTATTCAAGGTGTACAGGGTATTCAAGGTGGTCAAGGTATTCAAGGTGTACAGGGTATTCAAGGTGTACAGGGTATTCAAGGTGTACAGGGTATTCAAGGTGGTCAAGGCATCCAAGGTATTCAAGGTGTACAAGGTATCCAAGGTGGACAGGGTATACAAGGTGTACAAGGCATTCAAGGTGTACAGGGTATACAAGGCGGGCAGGGTATACAGGGTGTACAGGGTATTCAAGGTGTACAGGGTATTCAAGGTGGTCAAGGTATTCAAGGTGTACAAGGTATTCAAGGTGTACAAGGTATTCAAGGTGTACAAGGTATTCAAGGTGTACAAGGTATTCAAGGTGTACAAGGTATTCAAGGTGTACAAGGTTTTCAAGGTGTACAAGGTATTCAAGGTGTACAAGGTATTCAAGGTGTACAAGGTATTCAAGGTGTACAAGGTATACAGGGTGTACAGGGTATTCAAGGTATTAAGGGAGACGGTTTCACATTCATAGGAGTTTGGGACGCTGCATACACTTATACCAATAACGATACAGTATTCTATAGTGGTAGTAGTTATACTTCTATGATATATCCTAACTTGAATCATCGACCAGATATTTCAGGTATAACATATTGGAGAATGGTTGCTAGCCAAGGTATCCAAGGCGTACAGGGTGTACAGGGTATGCAAGGCGTACAAGGTATTCAAGGTGTACAGGGTATTCAAGGTATTCAGGGTCTAAGTTTTAACTGGAAAGGCAATTGGACTAGTGCCACTGCTTATACTCAGAACGATGTAGTTTATTATAACGGTAATAGTTGGATTGCAGTATGGTCATACGCAAGCGGAACATTTACTGCCCAAATACCAAGTGACGCAAATACCACATATTGGAATAGAATGACAGCCCAAGGTATACAAGGTGTACAAGGTGTACAGGGTATACAGGGTGTACAGGGTATACAGGGTGTACAGGGTATACAGGGTGTACAGGGCATACAGGGTGTACAAGGTATTCAAGGTGGTCAGGGTATACAGGGTGTACAAGGTATCCAGGGTGTACAAGGTATTCAAGGTGGTCAGGGCATACAGGGTGTACAGGGTATACAGGGTGTACAAGGTATCCAGGGTGTACAAGGTATTCAAGGTGGTCAGGGCATACAGGGCATACAGGGTGTACAAGGTATTCAAGGTGGACAGGGTATCCAAGGCGTACAAGGTATCCAAGGCGTACAAGGTATCCAAGGTGTACAAGGTATACAAGGCGGGCAGGGTATTCAAGGTGTACAAGGTATTCAAGGTGTACAAGGTATACAAGGTGTACAAGGTATTCAAGGTGTACAAGGTATTCAAGGTATTCAAGGCCTAAGCTTTGTATGGAAGGGCACTTGGAGTAGTGCTACGGCTTACACACAGAATGATGTAGTATATGAAAACGGACAGAGCTGGATTGCAGTATGGCCATTCGCAAGTGGAACATTTACGAATCAACGTCCAAGTTTAGCTAACACCACATACTGGAACATAATGACCAGTCAAGGTATACAAGGTGTACAGGGTGTACAAGGTGTACAAGGTATACAGGGTGTACAAGGTATACAAGGTGGCCAAGGTATACAGGGTGTACAAGGTATACAGGGTGTACAAGGTATCCAAGGTGGTCAAGGTATACAGGGCGTACAGGGTATACAAGGTGTACAAGGCATACAGGGTGTACAGGGTATACAAGGTGGTCAAGGTATACAAGGTGTACAAGGTATACAAGGCGTACAAGGTATTCAAGGCGTACAAGGTATTCAAGGTGTACAAGGTATACAGGGTATTCAAGGCCTCAGTTTAGTATGGAAAGGCACTTGGAGTAGTGTTACTGCTTATACACAGAATGATGTGGTATTTGAAAATGGAAATAGCTGGATTGCTGTATGGCCATTTGCAAGCGGCACATTTACCAATCAACGACCAAGTGTATCTAACACTACATATTGGAACAGAATGGATAGCCAAGGTATACAGGGTGTGCAAGGCGTACAAGGCATCCAAGGTGTACAAGGTATCCAAGGTGGACAGGGTATCCAAGGTGTACAAGGTATCCAAGGTGTACAAGGTATCCAAGGTGGACAGGGTATCCAAGGTGTACAAGGTATCCAGGGCGTACAAGGTATTCAAGGTGGCCAAGGTATACAGGGTGTACAAGGTGTACAAGGTGTACAAGGTATTCAAGGCCTAAGTTTGATATGGAAAGGTACTTGGAATAGTGCCACTGCTTACACACAGAACGACATTGTATATGAGGCTGGACAGACTTGGATTGCAGTATGGCCATTTGCAAGTGGAACATTTACGAACCAAAGACCAAGTGTAGGAAATACTACATATTGGAACGTGATGACCAACCAAGGTATCCAAGGTGTACAGGGTATCCAAGGTGTACAGGGTATCCAAGGTGGTCAAGGTATTCAAGGTGTACAGGGTATACAGGGTGTACAGGGTATACAAGGTGTACAAGGTATACAGGGTGTACAGGGTATCCAAGGTATTCAAGGATTGGGTCTGTTCTGGAGAGGTGTATGGTCAAGTGCTACAACATATGCTATCAACGATGCTGTATTTGAAAATGGGCAAAGTTGGATAGCAGTATTAGCCAGTACAAACCAGCGTCCAAGCCCGAGTAATACTACATATTGGAGTAGAATGACTACCCAAGGTATTCAAGGTGTACAGGGTGTACAGGGTATTCAAGGTACACAGGGTATTCAAGGTACACAGGGTATTCAAGGTTCAGGCTTTAAGTGGCAAGGTGCTTGGTTAGCAACAACCACATATTCCCAAAATGATATGGTTTCATATCTTGGTAGTACGTATGTAGCGTTAACACCGTCTGGGCCAAGCGCAATAGCACCATATAATAGTGCTAGACAGCCGGATCTATATCAGCCTGCTGATTGGCCAGGTGACGCAACAAAGCAGAACTGGGAATTGACTGGCGCTCAGGGTATTCAAGGTAATCAAGGTATTCAGGGTATTCAAGGTCGTCAAGGTATACAGGGTGTACAGGGTATACAAGGTGTGCAGGGCATACAAGGTGTACAAGGTATCCAAGGTATCCAAGGTTTTAGTATTGTTTGGAAAGGCACTTGGAGTAGTGTTACTGCGTATACACAGAACGATGTAGTATTTGAAAATGGTAGTAGCTGGATTGCAGTGTATCCATTTGCAAGCGGAACATTTACGAATCAACGTCCAAGTGTATCTAACACTACATATTGGAACAGAATGGATAGCCAAGGTATCCAAGGTATCCAAGGTGTACAAGGCGTACAAGGTATACAGGGTATACAGGGTCTAAGTATTAACTGGAAAGGTACTTGGAGTAGTGTTACTGCGTATAGCCAGAACGATGTGGTATTTGAGAATGGACAAAGCTGGATAGCAGTATACCCATACGCGAGCGGAACATTTACCAATCAACGTCCAAGTGTATCTAACACTACATATTGGAACCTAATGACCAGTCAAGGTGTTCAAGGTATACAAGGTGTTCAAGGTATTCAAGGTGTACAGGGGATCCAAGGTGGTCAAGGCATCCAAGGTGTACAGGGTATTCAAGGTGTACAGGGTATTCAAGGTGTACAAGGTATACAGGGTATTCAAGGGTTTAGTATTGTATGGAAAGGTGTATGGAGTAGTGTTACTGCTTACAGCCAGAATGATGTAGTATTTGAAAAAGGACAGAGCTGGATTGCAGTATGGCCATTTAGCAGTGGAACCTTTACAAATCAGCGCCCAAGTTTATCCAACACTACATATTGGAACCAAATGGATAGCCAAGGTATCCAAGGTGTACAAGGTGTACAGGGTATCCAAGGTGTACAAGGTATTCAAGGTGGTCAAGGTATACAAGGTGTGCAGGGTATCCAAGGTGTACAGGGTATTCAAGGTGTACAAGGTATACAGGGTATACAGGGTCTAAGTATTAACTGGAAAGGTACTTGGAGTAGTGTTACTGCGTATAGCCAGAACGATGTGGTATTTGAAAATGGACAGAGCTGGATTGCTGTATGGCCATACGCGAGCGGAACCTTTACAAATCAGCGTCCAAGTGTATCTAACACTACATATTGGAACCAAATGACCCAACAGGGTATCCAAGGTATCCAAGGTGTACAGGGTGTACAAGGTATACAAGGTGGACAGGGTATTCAAGGTGTTCAAGGTATACAAGGTGTTCAAGGTATACAAGGTGTACAGGGGATCCAAGGTGGTCAAGGTATTCAAGGTGTACAAGGACGTCAAGGTGTACAAGGTATACAAGGTGTACAAGGTATTCAAGGTGGACAGGGTATTCAAGGTGTACAGGGTATACAGGGTGTACAAGGTATTCAAGGTGTACAAGGTATCCAAGGTGTACAGGGTATACAGGGTATACAGGGTCTAAGTATTAACTGGAGAGGTGTGTGGAGTAGTGTTACTGCTTATACACAGAACGATGTAGTATTTGAAAATGGACAGAGCTGGATTGCTGTATGGCCATACGCGAGTGGAACCTTTACCAATCAACGTCCGAGTGTGGGCAATACTACATATTGGAACCAAATGACCCAACAGGGTATACAGGGTGTACAGGGTGTACAGGGTGTACAGGGGATCCAAGGCGGGCAGGGTATACAAGGCGTTCAAGGTATACAAGGTGTACAGGGTATCCAAGGTGTACAGGGTATCCAAGGTGGGCAGGGTATTCAAGGTGTACAAGGACGTCAAGGTGTACAGGGTATTCAGGGTGTGCAAGGTATACAGGGTGTACAGGGCATTCAAGGTGTACAAGGATTGGGAATTGTTTGGAAAGGCGTTTGGTCCAGTGTTGCAAGCTATGATATAAATGATGTAGTATTTGAAAATGGTAATTCTTGGATTGCAGTAGTAGTTAACACAAATTCCCGCCCAACTACACTTAATACAGCTAACTGGAGCAGATTGGATACGCAAGGTATTCAAGGTGTACAAGGTGTACAAGGTATTCAGGGTGTGCAGGGTATTCAGGGCGGTCAGGGTATTCAGGGTGTACAAGGTATTCAGGGTGTGCAGGGTATACAAGGTGTACAGGGTATTCAGGGCGGTCAAGGTATCCAAGGCGTACAAGGTATCCAAGGCGTACAGGGTATACAAGGTGGACAAGGTATACAAGGTATTCAAGGCGGCCAAGGTATACAGGGTGTACAAGGTATACAAGGTGGACAAGGTATCCAAGGTACACAAGGTCAACAGGGCGTTCAAGGCAGAGGCTTAACTTGGAAAGCAACTTGGGTAGGTGGCACAACATATGCCATTGATGACATTGTGTTCTATTCTGGCACATCGTATGTTTGTATCCTAGCTCATAGCACAAGTCAAAATCCAACTACAGCTACTACATATTGGGCACAGATATCCAGTCAGGGTATTCAAGGTATACAGGGTGTACAAGGTATTCAAGGGATTCAAGGCCAACAAGGCACACAGGGCATACAAGGTAGCCAAGGTATACAGGGGCAACAAGGCATACAAGGTACGCAAGGTACGCAAGGTACACAGGGCATACAAGGTAGCCAAGGTATACAGGGGCAACAAGGCATACAAGGTACACAAGGCACACAGGGACAACAAGGTATTCAAGGACGTCAAGGTATTCAAGGTGGCCAAGGCGTACAGGGTACACAAGGCACTGATGGGTTCCAAGGCGTACAAGGTATTCAAGGACGTCAAGGTATTCAGGGCGGTCAAGGCGTACAGGGCACACAAGGTACGCAAGGTACGCAAGGTACACAAGGTACACAAGGTATACAGGGCACACAAGCAGCACAAGGTACACAGGGCATACAAGGCACACAGGGACAACAAGGTATTCAAGGACGTCAAGGTATCCAAGGTACGACTGGATTACAAGGGACTACTGGTACACAAGGCACTGATGGACTACAAGGTACACAAGGCATTCGTGGATTCCAAGGTATTACAGGTTTACAAGGCACTGATGGAACAACTGGTTTACAAGGTAGCCAAGGCACTACTGGTACAGGTGTTCAAGGTGCTACTGGTACACAAGGTACTGATGGAACAATTGGTACTGTTTCATTAGCTGATTTGAAAACTTGGGTATCTACTGCGACAGACTTTGCAGACTTCCAAAGTATAATAGCAGGGTTATAAGTAATAGAGAGGAATGATAAATGTCAATTAATTTAGACCAGACGGGCCCATCGCATTTACTCAGTACCGACGAAGATGGTCTAATCCTTAACGGCAGTCCGGTCATCAGTAAGAGTATTCACGTAAGTAATATTCCTCCGCAAAATCTTAAATTACTTTGGCTAGATACTACACAACCTGGAGTCAGTGCCTTCCCAACAGGAGGCTCTGCTAATTATATTTTAAGAACAGATGGCAGTGGAAATGTCAGCTGGGTGCCTCCTAGTAGTTTGGATGTTACTAGATATCGTTATTATGCCAGCACATTGATTACAACTTCGGCTATTACTTTTGGCGAAATAAGGTTTAATGATGCCACAATGAGCGATGCTACTAATATATACATTGCCAAGAGTGATGCAGCAGAAAATGACTTATCAGAGTTTTTTGACAGCCTGAATCTATTTGGAAATAGTGTTAGAAGAGGCTATATCAAAGTAGAAAAACAAAATGATCCTAACTGGTTTTTGATATTCCAATATAAAGAATTAACTAATTACACAGATTATTATGAAATAACAGTCGAAATAGCAAGGACTCAGGGCAATTTTACTAATGAAGACCCTGTATACGTTACATTTGCCCCGAGTGGACCAGAAGGTTTACCCCAGGATCTTAGTATATTTGTAACTTTAACTGGTGTCGAAACTGTAACTAATAAAACTTTTACCAATCCTACAATTAGTGGATTATTTTTAAGTGATTCAAACATTACATTTGAAGGTGCTACTACCAATGCCTATCAAACAACACTAACTGTAGTAGATCCTACTAACGACAGAACAGTTACGATACCAGATGCCAGCACAATTTTAGTCGGTGATGACACTGAACAGACACTGACCAATAAGACATTAACTGAACCTTATATAGATGACCCTATAATTAGGAATACTTTAACATTCCAAAGTAATGCAGTAACAGAATCCCCCTTTTATTTGGTAGCCAATAGTCTCAATGAGAATGTAGGATTACTAAGATTAGAGGGGAGAGAGCCAGATATAGCACTTAATCAAACTTCAATGGACAATGGCGGCTATAATACATTGTCTTTTGAAATGAACGGTGACCCGAAATTTGCTTTAGGTCGTACTGGAGATAATAATTTTTATATAACTAGAAAACCTGCCGGTACTTGGATCGACGATACGTTAGTTATTGACTTCAATAGTGGTGATGTTACCATTGGGTCAACGTCATCTAGCACATCAAAATCTACAGGATCGTTAATGACCAAGGGCGGATTGGGCGTTGATGGAGCAATTTATGCAGGATCGGTGCAAGCTACTCCTATAGGGTCTGCAATTCGTAGTTCTGGATACTTTACAGAGTTAAGAGCCAATAATTTAGTTAGATTTACTTCAGATATCGAAAGTACAGATTCAACAACAGGTGCTGTAACCATTACAGGTGGGCTGGGTATAGGTAAGAATTTGTCTGTTGATGGAACAGTCTATGCAGGAGCATTAGATCCTTCGGAGACATTGCTTACAGGTTATAATATGGTAGTTCAGGGACCTAATGCTAAATTAAGAATAGGACCAAATTATACAGCTGGCGGTGATAGAGACTATATTGATTTTATTTCTACCAATACATCCAGTGTGATTTCCACAAACAATGAGAACTTTGTTATAGAAAATACTCGTTCTGCTAGTGAAATTACACTAACTGCCACAGATGGATCAGTAATAATTTCAGCATTTACACCTAGTGTATCAAATGATAGTGGCGCTTTGAGGGTAACTGGCGGATTAGGAGTCCAAGGCGAGATATATGCCAATGATATCTTTAGCGATAATAGTCAAGTAGTAACATTAGTAGCAAATCAAACTATTGAAAATAAAACATTAATCAATCCAACGATAGAAGATATAGTTATTACTGGTAGTGTTACAGCAAATGGCACTACTGGCATCAATGGCCAATACTTACAAACCACAGGAACAGGTGTTACGTGGGTAAATCAAGTAACCACACCTACATATGTTTATACAAAAAATGGCGACCAGACTACTACAGCCAGTGGTGCTATAGTAGCATTTAGTTCTACAGCCAGCTTATCATCGGGTGCTAGTTTTGGATCTATGAATAATGACGGTACATTTACTTTTGACGTAGCAGGTAGCTATTATGTTACTGTAAATTACAATTTAGGGGTATCAGGCGGTGGTGGCGGATATGCTCAAAGTGATTTTTGGTTAAAGATTAATGGCTCAAGCTCACCGAGATATCTACAATTAAATTCTTCCGCAATGAGAAGAGGGTCAGTTAGTGATTTTATTGTGATCAGTAACCCAGGTGATAATATAACTTGGTGGTCAAATACTGCTTTGATTATTTTGGGTACAGGAAATACTGCGTCCAAAATCACCATTATGCGAATAAGCTAGGCTTGACAAAGTAAAAAAAATCGCTATAATACTAGCATAGATAACTATGTTATATGATAGACTTAGGAATGTATTGTCTCTGCTATGTAGGCAGAGAACCAAAAAAGAATCAGTTTGATCAGCGAAACATTATGTGTGGAGCTGTGAATTATAATCACACGGACTATCTTTCTATTCAAAATAGAGGATACATTATGGATAATATCGGTGAAAATATTAGCCATATGAACAATGATTTTGGTAGTTTGACTGGAATTTATTGGGTTTGGAAAAATGCACAACACGAATATAAAGGAACTAATACATATAGAATTTATTGGGATGAAGAATTTGATCTAAAGCCCAATAGAGTATACGTTCCCGAAGCCAAAGACATTGTCACAGCTATAAAAGGGTTTGCACCTCATGTTGATAATGTGTATGACCATTTTAGCCATTGCCATAATAATTTAGGATGGCAATTATTATATGGATTAGCAGGTGACAAACGCATACCTGTCACAGTGGACATGATCGATGATTTAAGAAAGTACAAATATCTTTTGCCATTTCATATGTTCACAGCAGATGCAGCTACATTCAATCGTGTTTGTGAAATATTATTTGGCATATTGTTTGAATTTCATTCTAACTATGCTAATTTCCTTCCAGAAATATATAAACGTAATCAGCAAACAAGATTTTATGATTTTTTTGGAGAGCGCATCCTACATATCATTTTAAGAAACAATTACCATTTTTTAGGTAATGTTGATATAGCGCATTTAAATATATTGGATATAGATCATTATGCTTGAAGCAGACAAAATTTACCCACATTTACTAGAATATATAAAAGATCCAACTAACCCTGAGAGAAATTTCTCCATAGGATTAGAATATGACCTTTTAGGACAATCAGCTAGTGCTGTATCTTATTATTTAAGAACAGCAGAAAGAACAGATGACGAGCTATTAAGATATGAATGTTTAATTAGAGCAGCATTATGTTTTGAACGCCAAGGTTCTAGGAATTTTACTGTAAAAGGATTGCTATTACATGCAGTAGCCTTGCAGCCAAAAAGACCAGAAGCATTTTATCATCTTAGTAGATTTTATGAACGTAAAGAAGAGGACGGACATTGGAATGAATGTTACACTACAGCCAGTATTGGTGAAAGTGTTGCTGAAACAATTAGTTCTGGACTAAGGACCGATGTAGGTTATTCTGGTAGAGATGTTTTAACTTTTCAAAAAGCATTAAGTAGTTGGCATTGTGGATTATGTGATGAATCACGTAGTTTATTCAAAACTCTCATGAGTTCAAAAGAGCTATCAGAAGATTATAAACGGGTCATCTATAACAACTTGAAGTTTATGAGTTCTTATGTAGAGATTCCTTTTGACAATTATGATGTTACTAAGCACTATAAACTAAAACATAAATTCCCAGGCTCAGAAACTATCGAAACCAACTATAGTGAAGCATACCAAGACATGTTTGTACTCAGTATGCTTAATGGTAAAAGAAACGGCACGTTTATTGAAATTGGTGCAGGCCGACCTTTTTATGGTAATAACACAGCCTTGCTTGAAACAAAGTTTGATTGGCGTGGTATCAGTATTGATTTAGATGAACGTCAAGTTAGCACTGAAAGGCGTACTCCTTTCTTAGTTAAAAATGCATTAGAAATAGATTACTCTAAGATTATTCGTGAATTGGAACTAGGCCCAGCAGTAGATTATCTTCAATTAGATTGTGATCCACCTGAAGTGACATTTGAAATATTAAAGAAAATTCCTTTTGACGAATATAAGTTTAAAGTTATTACTTATGAACACGACCATTATAATACAGATCGTAAAGAGCTCAGGGAACAATCAAGGGAATACTTAAAATCCAAAGGTTATGTACTAGTAGTTAATGACATTGCACCAGATGAATGGCGTAATTATGAAGACTGGTGGATATATCCTGGATTAGTAGACGAAAAAATTCTAAACAAAATGTTAGATCATAGGGATCGAGTTAAAAAAGGCGAAGACTATATTTTATCAGGTGGTGCGTAATGATTCCAGTAATAGGTACAGCAGTAGTATTTGACACATATTGGGTTTCTAAATTATTAGCCAGTGTAGATTTTCCTGTGGAAAATTTTCTTATTATTAATAATAATGGCAAAGGCGAAATTACAGAAGACCTTGATCGTATAGCTAAAATCAAGCATAAGTTTATTAAAAATATTCATGTATGCCATATGCCCGCTAATATGGGTGTGTCTTGTTCTTGGAACTTAATGATCAAAAGCTATATCATGGCACCTTATTGGGTCATAGTAAATGATGATGTAAGTTTTGGGCAGGGATTTTTAGCTGAGATGTATCAAACGATCACATCGGATCCAGAAGTTGACATGATTCATGGACACGGTGGAGATTTTAAAGTAGGTAGTTGGGATGTATTTTTAATCACCGACAAGGTAGTTAGACAGTTTGGACTATTTGATGAAAACATGTATCCAGCATATAGTGAAGATGATGATTATATCATGCGATTAATGCATAAGCCTGTTAAAAAGGTATTAGGATTAAAGAGTAATTATTTTCATGGTGGCGGTGACAAGACGGAATATCATTTTTATGGTGGTAATACAAGACGTCGTGATCCAGAATTTCAACAAAAAGTCGATGCTGCTCGTGACGTTAATATTGAATACCTAACTGAAAAATGGGGAGAATATTGGCGTACTTGTTGGCCTACTTTTGAACCATTTGAAGGTAAGCCGCATCACATGACCGAGCAAAGATACGATTTAGATTTTATTAGAAGTAAGTATTTGGGATTTTAAATTAAATCCATTACATCAAATACAGTTTGTAATTTTGTTCTAATAGCACGATTACTAAAACTACTACGTAATCCTTGATGTAAGGGCTTGGGTGCTAGATCAATAGTAGTCCAAGCCCATCCAGAGTGTTCTAAACTAATAGTCGGAATAAACTCGTTATTAACTACGCATAAGTAAGTGTGAAAATTAAACACACTGTCATTACTGACAAAAGTTTCTAAGGGAATGGATTTTAGTATATCGGGTATAACCCCAATTTCTTCCTCCATTTCACGCATTAATCCTTGCCAAGCATTTTCACCTGCCTCGTTAGTGCCACCCACTAAACTCCAAGTGCCTCTATGTTTGCCATTGGCTTTTTGTAGTAATAAAATTCGTCCAGTGTCTTTGGCGTAAAATAATGCACCACTACAAACAATTTTTTCTTTCATAACAATATACGCCAAAATCCTTTACGATATTCGCCTTCGAAGCTCTTAACCCAACTAACACCGTTCCATTTATATTGAACATTGGTGAATATATTTGTTAGGTAATATATAGTATCTTTTGAAACTGTGTTATCAAAAATTACATACCAATTTGTACCAGTCCATTCAATAATGTCATTGGTGTTGGCAATAAAATCACTACCGTCCCCGTTCTTCCAAGCATCAGGACCGTCTTCGTTGACAAATAATTCATAAGTTATAGTATCGTCTATTTGAGCTGACGTAGTTAATCTAATTACCAGTTTGCCTTGAATATCCATTACTTCGAAATCTACAGGTAGTTTATTAACATATACTTCTGTTCGTAAAACCTTATCAAAATCTACCATAGTATCTATTCTATTACTGGAATTTTCGGCAATAAGTGTTTCTCTAACACCACCGCCGATGTTGTCAATGATCAAATACCTAGTTCCTATACTAGGGGCAGGTAATCCGCTATTAGGACCTTTAGTTGTCGGATCAATAATAGCATCAAATGTTCCAGGGCTGTTAGGACGATATTCGCTGACAATATCAGTATTGGTTGGATAACTATCTTGATCCCATTCTATATTTAAAATACTTTCGTCAATGGGGTTAATAGCTACGGTGCCAAATACTTCTGTGCCATTATTTTGTAGTAAAAATAGTTTGCTATTACCAGCACTATATGTCCCAGGATATTTGTCGAATATCACAGTCCAATTAACAATCTTAATTGAATCGATTCCTACGTCCATTAAATTGTTTACTCTGTGTCCACTGGCATCGGGATAAAATATTCTTGCCTGGCCACCGTATACTATGATATCAAAGTTATCTATTACAGTTCTTATACCGCCTATATAGTCAACTAGTCCTGGACCTGAACCTCCTGTACCAGAATCAATGCCGTCGATATAACCATCATCGGAGTCGCCAATTTGACCAAACATACCCATAGTAATACGATTAATTAGTCCTAATTTTTTAACTTTACTAGGTGGACTAATCCATATCGGCATACTTAAATCCATTGTGGCAATGTCGATAGGGCTGTCAGTGCCTACCGGAATAGTACGACTGCTAAAATTTAAATCATCCATATAGATCACACTGAGACTGGTCCAATCTACATAGTTGTCACTAGTTTGTATTTCTAAACTAGGGTTGAATAGCATTAATATTTGTTCTAAAAGTTGTAATTTTTGATCAGTATTAGAAGTCCATATATCAGCCTTTACTGTAAGTTTATACGGAGTAGGCATAATTCTTTCTATGGTATAATTACTACCTTGAGTGCTGGTATATTCGTCGTGACCTGTTTCTGGATTATATTCTGTATCACGTTCCCTTATATGCAATTTGCCCACAAAGGTAGCATCAGCTAGACGGTCCTTGTCCATTTCTAAGCTACTAATATAGATAGCTATTCTTGGAGCACCTTGTATTTTATTTTCACTATTTTGTCTAATAATATTGCCAACTTGACGATCTTGATCCCCGTACATTACTGGAACTCGTACTAGTGTGCCGTCGGCGTATTTGACAACGAAATTACTGAGTAATCTTATTGTTTGAACGAGATAACGTCTTATTTGACCATCGTAGAAGAATTGCATTATAAATCTGCCTTGGGTTTAAGTGCCTTGCTAAGTGCCTGACGTTCGACAACTTGTTCCCCATTAATTGTATTAACGTTGGTATTATTTATAAAGCTGGTTTTTTGTGTGGTTCGGTTATTGGTATTTGTCAATGTATGGCGTAAAGCATCTTCTACTTTTACCCATTGTTTTCCATTGTATCGAAATAATCTATTTGGGGCAAAATCTGTTCTTAAAAAATAATCATTGAGATAAGGATTGGCAGGAAACATAATGCCATGGCCAAATTCGTAACCGTTTGGAGGGAATCCATCGCCTAACAGATATCCACTATAACCACTTCTAACAGCTCTGCCTGATATTCGGCTAGTGTCTAAGCCCATAGTACTGGCATCTGGTGGTGATGTATTGTCGTCAACAGTGGTTAATATAGGGCTGCCATTAGTTGGATCAATAGCTAATGTGTAAAATTGTCTAGTTTCATACCCACTCAAAGGAGTGTCTGCTTCGGCTTGTGTTATGATAGCATCATTAATTTCTAATTCTTTGCCTTTGGTGCTTAATACTTCACGTAATGTTTGATTTGTAGGATCACCGTTGGCATCGGCAATAGGTTGATCCAATATGTCAGCAAACTGTTGTGAGTCTGTAATTTTCTTAAGTTTTAATCTATATAAATGTGGCCACCAAGTTATACTGTATCCTTCACTGGCTCTGCTAACATCTTCAATGACAAAATATCTTGGTAAGGCAATGTTATAATCGTTTAGGGCAAATTCATCTTTTAAGTGTGGCAGTTCTACTACATCGCCACTAATAGGTTTGCGACCTATAGTTTGAATCCAGTCATTAATATGTACAGTGGCAAATACTGTGTCGTTGTCAATGAATAACCCAAATTGACTAAGATTAAAATCTAAGTTTTGTACATTATAATGACCTCTAATCTTATAGATGCTGGAGTCATATTTTCTGTCTCTATTTTCTAATAGAAGTAAATCTTGTATTTGAGTAGGATCATAGTTGGGAGTAACACCGTCTTTGGTATAAAAAGGAGTATCAGCAGTGGAAGTTTCTGCGGAACTTTTTACACCTATATATTTGTGTAGATAGAAATCAGTGCCGCCAATGGCGAACATTTCACTGATCTGGCGATCTATGAATTTAAAATCATTTCCTCTTTCTGGGCGATAAAGTGATAAGCGTGGCATATGATATTTATCAGCTGCTAAATATACTGGGAGAACCGTTATGCTAGAAACCACTGCTGTAGAAGAAAGACAAAAAGTTTATTCATATTGTAAAGCCATGTTGGGCGACGGCATGGTAGATATAGAATTGGATCCTGTTCATTATGAAACTGCATTAAACAGAGCGTTAGCCAAGTTTAGACAGCGCAGTCCTAATGCTGTAGAAGAAGCTTATTATTTTTTAGAATTACAAGCAGACACAAATGATTATAGATTGCCTGATGATATTGTGGAAGTACGTAGCATTTACCGTAGAACTATTGGTTCTAGAACAGCAGGCGGTAGTGGCGGAACAAATTTTGAACCGTTTAATCTGGCCTATACAAACACATATTTGTTGAATAGTACCATGTTAGGTGGTATAGCAACATACGAAATGTTTGCTGGATATCAAAAATTAGTGGGTAGAATGTTTGGTGCTTTTATTGAATTTCAGTGGATCCCAACTACTCATACATTAAGAATATTACAAAGGCCCTACGGTGAAGGCGAGCAGGTATTGATTAAAGGTTATAATTACAGACCAGATTATCATTTGCTTAGAGACAACTATGCTGGGCAATGGTTCAAAGACTATACATTAGCTGGTTGCAAGTTGATGTTAGGTGAAGCACGTAGTAAATTTAGTCAAATAGCAGGACCAGGCGGTGCAGGTGGATTGAACGGTGCTGATTTAAAATCTGCCGGCAAGGAAGAGTTGGAAAAATTAGAAAAAGAAATCGAAATGTTTGTGCCTGGTGGTAGCGGGTATTATTTCGTTATTGGCTAATTTGCTGTTGACTTTTATCTTGAATTGCTTTATTATTATAAAAAGGAGACTTTTGTGATACTTGGCATTTGTGGTTTCATCGGCAGCGGCAAAGACACTATAGCAGATTATCTAGTCAATTTTCATGAATTTAAAAGAGATAGCTTTGCAAATTCATTAAAAGATGCAGTTTCATCTGTATTTGGGTGGGATCGAGAAATGTTGGAAGGGCGAACCAAACAAAGCAGGGAATGGCGTGAACGAGTAGATCCTTGGTGGAGTAATAGGCTCAATATGCCTAATCTTACTCCACGATGGGTATTACAATATTGGGGTACTGAAGTTTGCCGCAAAGGTTTTAACGACGATATTTGGATAGCTAGTTTAGAAAATAAGCTTCAAAATTCTAAAGATAATGTAGTAATTAGTGATTGTAGGTTTGTTAATGAAATTTCTGCCATTAAAAATGCAGGAGGTAAAGTTATTTGGGTTAAAAGAGGACCATTACCGTCTTGGCATGATATTGCCTTGGCAGCTAATCATGGTAATGAAATTCAAAAGAAGCAGATGATAGAGACGAAAATTCATGCTAGTGAATGGAGTTGGATCGGTACCGAGTTTGATTCGGTTATAGATAACAATGGAAGTATTTCGGATTTATATAGACATATAGAATTTTTAGTTAATAATGTTGAAATTCTTGATAAAGTCGAGGAAGAAGTAGTAGAAATATCATAAATTAGTAAGGTCAAAGACGGCGATTTTTCTATTTTGCTATAAATACATTGAGCAAGATCTAGGAGAACTCTCACAATGGCCCAATTAAATTCACCAGGCGTTGCCGTAACAGTCATCGATGAAAGCTTTTACGCACCAGCCGCACCAAGTACCGTACCTTTAATTATTGTTGCTTCAGAGCAAGACAAAGCCAATCCATCGAATACTGGCATTGCTTCTGGCACATTAAAAGCCAACGCAGGCAAAGCATACTTAATCACCAGTCAAAGAGATTTGGCAACCACATTTGGTAGTCCTCTATTCAAAACTGATGCCAATAACAATCCAATTCATGCAGGTGAGCAAAACGAATATGGTTTACAGGCAGCATATAGCTTACTAGGTGTGAGTAATAGAGCATATGTTGTAAGAGCAGACATTGATCTTAAAGAATTAAATGCAAAAGCAGATGCTCCAACTTCAGAACCGGTAAATGGTACACATTGGCTAGATACTGCCAATAGCCATTGGGGAGTTTTTCAATGGGATAATGGTCCTAGAAGTACAAAAACCGGTCAAACTTTCCAAGCTAAAAAGACAATAGTTATTACAGATCCTACAAAAGTTGTTAACTATGCTGATGGTGAGCTTACTCCAAAAGCTTCGGTCGGTGCCATCGGTGAATATGCTATTGTGAGTTTGAGTAACTTAGATACTGATTATAATGATCCAGATGTTCTTTATTTTAAAAGCCCAGGTAATTCAGCAGCTAGTATTGACGCTGGAACATGGGTAGCTGTAGGCAGTAATGGTTGGGGTTTAAGTTGGCCAGTTCTTGTTACTGATCCTTACGTTAAAAATGCTACCAAAGAATTAGTTATTAATAGTCAGCCTGCTTTATCATTAACAGATGATACAGCAGAAGAATATGCTGCTAGAGTTAATACAGCTTTTAACAATTCTGGCATTTATGTCACTGTAAAAAATAGTCGTTTAAGCTTTTATGTAAGTCGTGGCAATGGCGGCGGAATGACTATTTCAGGTGATGCTTGTGATGAAGGCTTTTTTAATATTATTTCAGGCCAATATTATGCTCCTGATCTAGCAATTGCTCCACATACATCAGTTCCTGAGTTTAAGAGTGATGATTTAACAGATCCAAGAGCTGGTGCAAGAACAGGCTCTGTTTGGATTAAGACTACAGAACCAGCTGGCGGCGCCAAATTGGTTGTGAAGAAATACAATCAAGCTACAGCAGCATTTGACAAAGTATCAACACCATTATATGCTAATGGGTTTGATGCAATTTATTATCTAGATAGATCAGGCGGCGGAGTAAACATTCCAGCAGGTGCTCTATACTGTAAAGTAACTGGTACTGAATCTCCTGGAATGGAAAATGAATTTAAATTATATAGAAAAGCAGCCGCAGGATCAAATACCATTGTTGGTAAAAAGCTCACTACAGGTTGGTATAGTACTGGCGAATATACTCTGTATATTACAGAAGGACTAGCTGGCACTAAAAACACAGATATGTTTGAAGCTAATTTTGAAGTTTTTAATAATGGTGACGATGCAGAAAGAATTGCTGCTGCAATTAATGCTTCTGGATTAAGAAATATTCAAGCAAGCGTAGATGCACAAAACAGAGTAGTTGTTAGCCATGTATTAGGCGGCGACTTCCTAATTGAGGAATCAAATGGAGGTTTATTAGATGCTATCGGTTTAACTGTTAATAGCAATATAACTTCGGTGGACGAAGGTACTTATCTTGTAAGTCTATGGGAGCCATTAAGATTTACTGCTAATAAAGAAAGTCCATCTACATTAACTAAAAATGGTACATTATGGTATAGTAGTGTTATTGACGAAATTGACATTATGGTGCATGACGGCGAAATGTGGACGGGATATAGAAATACGTTTGAAGATACAGATCCAACAGGTCCGATTGTTAGTGCTACAAAACCATTAACACAAAGCGATGGTACTACACCTTTAGCAGATCATGATTTATGGATCGATACTAGTGACTTAGAAAACTTTCCAAGAATTTATAGATTTGACTTAAACAAACCAGGTCCTATAGCTACACGTTGGGTAGACCTTGATACAACAGATCAAAGTACGCAGGATGGTGTATTATTCCATGATGCACGTTATAATACCAGCGGTATGTCCAGTGATAAGCCAGGCAACATCGAAGAATTATTACTAAGTGATTATGTTGATTTTGATGCCCCAGATCCTGCATTATATCCAAAAGGTATGTTGTTATGGAATCTACGTAGAAGCGGATTTAATGTCAAACGTTTTGTACAAAATTATATAGACATTAATGGAGAAAATGGAAGATTCGATGACCAAAGCATGGGAGATTATTACCCACATCGTTGGATTACTGCCAGTGCTAACCAAGACGACGGCAGTGGATCATTTGGTCGTAAGGCACAACGTAAGCTAGTAGTCACTGCATTACAGGCTGTAATTAATAGTTCAACAGATATTCGTGAAGAAGCAAGAGTATTCAACTTAATTGCTACGCCAGGATATCCAGAACTAATTGGTGAAATGATCACATTAAACTACGACCGTGCTTTAACAGCATTTGTAGTTGGCGACACACCAGCAAGATTATTACCAGATGCTACAAGCTTAATGACATGGGGTAACAATTTACGTCTAGCAGTAGAAGACAATGATATTGGTGCTCCAAGCTATGACGAATACATGGCTATGTTCTATCCATGGGGCTTTACCAGCGACAACTTTGGTAATAACATTGTTGTTCCTCCAAGTCATTTAATGTTAAGAACTATTGCTTTAAGTGATAGTGTTAGCTATCCATGGTTTGCTCCTGCTGGAACAAGACGTGGTGGCATCACTAACGCTACAAGTGTAGGTTACATTGATAGTGAAGGTGAGTTTAAAACTCTTGCTTTAAATAATGGCCAAAGAGATACATTATATGATGCAAAGATTAATCCAATTACATTCTTTACAGGTGTAGGATTAGTTAATTATGGCCAAAAGACTCGTGCCAAGAATGCCAGTGCATTAGATCGTATTAACGTAGCAAGACTAATTGTTTATCTACGTAGACAGTTAGATATTCTAGCCAAGCCATATGTTTTTGAACCAAATGACAAGATTACTAGAGATGAGATCAAGAACAGTGTTGAAAGTCTCATGCTTGAACTTGTTGGTCAAAGAGCGTTATATGACTATATCGTAGTTTGTGACGAAAGTAACAACACTGCAAGTAGAATCGATAAGAATGAGTTGTATGTTGATGTGGCCATAGTACCAGTTAAGGCTGTTGAATTTATCTACATACCATTACGCATCAAGAATACTGGTGGTCTAAAATAATAAATAAGTATAACGGAGCTTAAAAAACATGGCAATTGCAACATTAAATAGATTCACAGTACCACTAGCTAGCGATTCAAGTGCTAGTGCCCAAGGCATGCTAATGCCAAAACTCAAATATCGTTTTAGAGTGATGTTCGAGAATTTTGGAGTTAGTACACCGACAACTGAATTAACCAAGCAAGTACAAACAGCGGTCAAGCCAACGGCTACATTTGCTACTCAAACTATTGATACATACAACAGTAAAATTAATTATGTTGGTAAAGTAACTTGGGGCCCAATAGCTATTACCTTACGTGATGATGTTACTGGTATAGTAAGTAAGATGGTCGGTGAGCAGATGCAGAAACAATTTGATTTCTATGAGCAAGCTTCAGCAGCCAGTGGCACAGATTATAAGTTTACATTAAAATTAGAAATGCTTGACGGTGGAAATGGTATTTGGACTCCAGCAGTATTGGAAACCTGGGAATGTTATGGTTGCTATATTGTGTCTGCAAATTATCAAAGTTTAAGTTATGCTGAGGCGACACCATCAACAATTGACTTATCAATTCAACCAGATAACTGTATTCAGACCCCACAAGGCACTGGTATTGGTACAAACGTTGGAAGAACTACAAGAACAATGGCCACAGGTTTGGGATAAAAGTTCTTTACTTAAAAAGGGTCCTGTGGGCCCTTTTTTATTGACTATAATTAGTTAAACTAGCAGTTAATGTATAGTTATAAATAAGCTATATGGCCAATAAAAACAATTCTTTTTTAAATCAATTAGGCAATGGGTTTTTAAAACCTAAAGGGCAAATGGCCGACTGGCAGCACGCCGCTAGAACCTTTGTTGATGACGATTTTAGATTAGCGCCTAAAGTAAAATTTTTATATCATGTATATTTTGATATAAACAAAACGGCATTAAAAAATTTAGAATTAAATGATCGTCATAAAAATGAAATTGGTATTTTAGTTAAAAGTGTTGATTTACCTAAATTTACGCTTAAGACTCAAACTCTTAATCAATATAATCGTAAAAAAGTCGTTCAAACTTCTCATGATTTTAGCCCAATAAATATCCAGTTTCATGATGATAGGGCTAATATAATAAACACTCTATGGCAAAATTATTATGCTTATTATTATGCTGATTCTTTAACAGCTAAAAAAGCAGGTTCTTATGAAAGAAATGCTATGAAAAACAATTCGTATCTTTTTGGAACGTATGGACTTGATAATAATTCTTCTAAGCCTTTTTTTAATGAAATTATAATTTATCAACTTAATGGTAGAAAATATTCTAGCTATACTTTAAAAAAACCTGTTATTAGTTCCTTTGGTTCGGACGCCCATTCGAGCAGCGATCAAGGAACTGCTTCGGGATGTAATATGACGGTTGCATATGAAGCTGTAACTTATGATATAGGAGCTATTTCTGGAGGAGCAGTTAAAGGATTTGCCCAAGAGCATTATGATAAATCTCCAAGCCCATTAAGTCCTCAAGGTGGAGGCACTGCTACTTTACTTGGTACAGGTGGTGTAGTTCAAGGGGCACTTGAAGTATTCGGGTCTTTAGCCAAAAATGACCAACCAGGTGGAGTTTTTAATAGTCTTGAAAATTTTGTTAATACAACAACAGCAGCAATCAATACATATGAAAATACTAAAAAATTAACAAAAGCCGGTGTAAAGCAAGAAGGACAGAATTTGTTGCTTGGCGGTACTTTGGCTGCTGGATTAGTTGCTACAACAAATCTTAAAAATACATTTTTTCCTACAAAGAAAAACGATGAAAAAACTGAAGCTACTCAAACAGATCTAGGAGGATTTCTATGAGTAACCTGCCAACTAATCCTAATAATGGTGAGGTTAGAACTTTTTTTGATAAGTTCTTTTTAGAACAGATATCTTTTCCTAGTAATCAAATTGATGCTGTATTAGGATTTTTTATTCGTAGAGGGTTTGGTGAACAAGCTGCAAGAAGTACTGGTATTGTTTTATTAAATCAAGCAAAGTTAGACGGGGTTAATATATTTGAATTATTAGATAAACTTAAAAGCTTAACAGATGCTCAATTAAGTCAAGTAATTACAGAAGTATTAAATTATTATAGAGTTCAGACTAGTGTATTAGGATATAAGAAAACCACAGTCAATAATAGCTTTGAGAATCGTAATATATTGATATGAGTAAGTTTGCTAAAGGTAAATTTACTCCTAAAAATCCAGAAAAATATATAGGCATAAAGAGCCCAACATATCGTAGTAGTTGGGAATTTGCCTTTATGAATTTTTGTGACAGTCATCCAAGTATACAAAAATGGGCCAGTGAAAGTATAAAAATACCTTATCAAAATCCGTTGACTAGAAGAGTTACAGTATATGTGCCAGATTTTTTTATTCAATATCTAGATAAAAATAATAAGTTAATATCTGAAGTTATCGAAATAAAACCACAAAATCAACAACTTTTAGAAAAAGTAGGACGTAATACGGCTAGACAAGCACAATTTGTTGTTAATCAGCATAAATGGGCTGCTGCTACGGCATGGTGTAAAGGACACGGGTTAACTTTTCGTGTTTTAAATGAGACAGATATATTCCACCAAGGCAAAACAAGATAAATATTGTATGACTAAAAAATTAGAAGAAGTATTAAATTTACCTGAAAATAAAAAAATTGTCAAAGAAGAAAGCAAGAAAGTAGAAAAGCCGGCTGCTTTTTTAAGAGACATGGAAGAGTTCGATAAGATTTCAGCAGCATTGCCTCAAGTTAAAGGCTTAGGTGATATTAGTGATACCGAGTTTGACTCCTTAGCAGATCGTGCTACAAATGCCTATGATGATCTTATGGATTTAGGTATGAATGTAGAAGCAAGATATAGTGGTCGTATTTTTGAAGTTGCTGGTACTATGCTTAAAAATGCTATTGATGCCAAAGCAGCAAAGATAGATAAAAAACTTAGAATGATTGAGTTGCAATTGAAAAAACAAAAGATCGATCAAGAGGCTACTTCGGATAAAGGAGTGGATATTCCAGGTAACGGATATATTGTGGCTGACAGAAATAGCTTGTTAGAAAAACTTAAGAATATTAAATAAATATAGCATATTGGAAAGACTATGAGCACATTTAAGGAATACCTAGTAGAAAGCATAAAAACCTATGAATTTAAGGTTAAAATTGCAGGGGACGTCGAGGATAGTATCGAAGAATCTATGAAAATGGTTCTTTCAAAATTTGAATGTACGAATGTAACTAAAGTTATGCGTACACCTATTACTGAAACACCTTTAGATTTTCCTGAACTAAGAAATGTACATGTTAATCTGTATGATATTACTTGTAGTTATCCGGCCACTAGTCATGAATTAGCAATTTATCTGTCAGAAAAATTAAAAATTAACCCAGTTCATTTAAGAGTTAGAACTCCAGGCGAGCAAGCAGAGATAGAAACTAACATGGAAGGTTACGCTAGAATTGGTACTAAGAGTGAAGCCGTGCTAAACAAGCCTTATGAAAAATCAAATTTTCAAGCAATGGCAGGTGAAAAGGCAAAATTAAGCTTTTTAAAAGAGTTGGGTAAAGATCGTCATAAAGGCGAGCAATATAAAAAGGTCAATGATCAATTATTGGCCAAGAGTGCTCCTACAGAAAAACCACATAACATGGAACAATCACAATTTTTAAAGAGTGTGTTAAGTTCGATCAACAGGACAGAATAATGGATTTCAAAAAATTACTATCAAAGATTACAGACATGGATAAACCTACTCGGGTGTTAACTGAGTCGGTTCAGCCTATTGAAGAATGTGGTATTATGCCTCCACTTGGTGGAATGGGCATGATGGGCGGAGCTGGACATCCGCCCATCACCATGAACGTTAGTATGAATGCTTCAGGCCCAGAAGGTATTCGCGAGTTATTAAATGTATTAAAGGGTCACGGTGATGATGCCCCAGACGACGCAATGAGTGGTCCTGCAGGTGCAATAGTAGCGGTTTCAGAACCTGAGCACGATATGGGTCATGACGATATGGGACATGATGACATGCATGATATGGGGCACGACGACTCTGATGCGGATGAATTAGAACTAGAAATAGACGAATATGCTAATAGTCCAGATGAAGAATATGCTCCAATCTCAGCAGCAATTCCAAGTGGCGATGATTTAAACAAGCCTAAGAAGTCTTTCAAGCATAATTATCGTGGCGGTGATAATCCGATGAGCATGCCTATGCATGAAACTTTAAAATATAAGTTAAAAAACTTGTATACTGAAGTTAAAGGAAGATAATGGCAAAACTGCTGGACGGTGTTCTTACAAAGAAGGCCTATAAGAAAGAAAAGTATACCGAAGAGCAGGTAAATGACCTTTTAAAATGCAGTGATCCTGACATTGGATATCTGTATTTTTGCACTAATTTCTTTTATATTCAACACCCGGTAAAGGGTAAATTATTGTTTGAGCCTTTTGATTACCAAGTAAGGCTACTACACGCATATCATAATCATAGATTTACTGTAAACATGTTGCCTAGACAGATGGGCAAGACTACCTGTGCGAGTGGATACTTACTTTGGTACGCAATGTTCCATCCAGATCAAACTATACTAATTGCTGCTCATAAGCAGGCCGGGGCATCAGAGATTATGCAGCGTATTCGTTATGCATACGAACTTTGTCCTGATTTTATTCGTTGTGGAGTAATTAACTATAACAAAGGGAGTATAGAATTTGACAATGGTAGTCGTATTGTATCGGCTACAACTACTGATAATACTGGCAGGGGTATGAGTATATCCTTATTATATTGTGATGAGTTTGCTTTTGTGATGCCAAACATAGCCGATGAATTTTGGACATCTATATCTCCTACATTGGCCACTGGTGGTAAGGCAATTATTACCTCTACACCTAATAGTGACGAAGATACTTTTGCTCGTATATGGAAAGAAGCCAATAATAAGTATGACGAATTTGGAAATGAGCAAGAGCTAGGTACTAACGGCTTCTTTCCATTTACTTGTCAATGGAACGAACATCCAGATAGGGACGCTGCTTGGGCTGCTCAAGAACAAGGAAGGATTGGAGAAGAAAGATTTCGTCGTGAATACGGTTGCGAGTTTTTGATTTATGATGAAACACTAGTTAACAGTATTAAATTAAGTGAGTTAACTGGACGTGAACCTTTGTTTAAAATGGGCCAGACTAGATGGTACAGTAGACTTAACCCAGATAACATATATCTAGTTAGTTTAGATCCTAGTTTAGGTACTGGTGGTAATTATAGTGCTATAGAAGTGTTTGAATTGCCTACATTTAAACAAGTAGCAGAGTGGCATCATAATACCACACCCATTCAAGGGCAAATTAAAATCTTAAAAGACATATTAAAATACCTTAGCGATGAGATGGGTAGTTCGTCCAATAACATTTACTGGAGTATAGAAAATAATACTGTGGGCGAAGCAGGGTTAGTAGTGATTAAAGACCTGGGCGAAGAGCAATTTAGCGGATTAATGGTATCTGAACCTATAAGAAAAGGGCATGTACGTAAGTTTCGTAAAGGATTCAACACCACACATAGTAGTAAAATATCTGCTTGTGCTAGATTAAAGCATTTAATTGAAACAGGTCAAATGGAGATCAATAGTAAAAGTTTGATTAGTGAGTTAAAAAGCTTTATTGCAGCCGGTTTTACCTTTAAAGCAAAGAGCGGTGACCATGATGACTTGGTAAGTGCCTTATTATTAATGGTAAGAATGAGCACCTTAGTAGCTGATTGGGATCCAAGAGTATTCGAAAGTCTTAGTGGTGTACATATAGAAGAAGATTTCGAAGCGCCATTACCTCTGTTCATTTCTAGCAGTTTCTAATAAATATTCATATGAGTGCAAATTTCCAACAAATAGCCAAAGATTTGGGCAGACAATTACAAACAAGATTTCCTAGCCTAGAAAAATCCACTGCGGATGATAAACCTATTGACGGTGTTAATTTAACAGATGCTGATGCAAGAAAGTTTAACTTTGATTTTACTGACGAAAATGGTAAAAAAATAGTAAATGTTACTATTAGTTTATCAGAAGAAGGTGAAGATCCAGGTTTAGATGTACAATGGACTGATTCAGTAGATAATAGATCATGGGATAGATTTATTAGGGATATATTGCCTAAATTTGCTCAAACACATGGATTAAATTTTAATGCACAAAATCCTTCTCAAAGCAATTTAGATAAAAGGGATTCCCCAGGGGATGATAATATGAACGAATCAAAATTATTTGGTACTAGTAAGACTAGTTACCAGCAAGTAGGCGAAGCCAAAATTATAGTAAGACACAGTCAACCTATCAATTTAAACGCAATGAATGGAAGATCACAGCGTATTGAGCATATCTATGTAGAAAACGCTATGGGTGAAAGATTCCTTTATCCAGTTAAACATCTAAACGGAGCAAGAGCTTTGGCTATGCATGTTTCTGAAGGCGGTCATCCATATGATGAAATAGGGCAACATGTTATTGGCCTTAGCGAAGAGCTTAGTAAATTAAGATTTTTTAAAAACTATGTAGATCGTAGCCCTGTTGTTAGTGAAAGCATGGGAAACATTCAACAAAAAGTAATTGAGCGTATTAATAATATTAAGAAACAAGTACACGGGCTTCAATCAGTAAAAAATTATAGTGTGTTCAAAGAAAACTTTGAATCAAATCAATCACAGGATGTTCCTGAAGAAGTGCTTAATGATTGGATAGACAGATTAACTGTACGTAGTTTTAATGAAGAATTAAAAACAGCATTTCCTTATATCTATAGATTAGTCGATGAATCGGAATTGCCAGTTAAGGAAGTCGAAGCAGAAGACATGTTGAAAACTGACGATGATAAAGAAGATAAAAAAATAGAAAATAAAAAGATCAAAGAGCTTAGTACGTTTGAACATTATTTAGATGCAATTGTAAAAGAAGGTGATGATTTATTCGATAAAGATGAAGAAGTTCGAGCTCAAGCAATGGAAACTTTAAAAAACTTGTTTTCTAATCCAGTTCCATTAGGCACAGATGGTGATAATGCTAGGGATAGCTTAGAAGGTATCATAGATATGAATAAATTAAATCGTGCCTTTGCATTATTGGCCGATTTAGGGTTAGACGAAATGGATGCTAGACCTATAATAGCTGAATATTTAAAGTCCTATGACGAAGCAAATGACACAGATTTAAGTACTCAACTAGGGTTTGACGGAGTTTCGGCAGCACCAGCAGCACCGCCTACACCGCCGCCTGAAGCAGCAGCACCACCTGCACCTCCGCCTGAAGCAGCAGCACCTCCTGCACCACCGCCTGAAGCAGCACCTCCTGAAGCGGCAATGGCTCCTCCTGAAGCAGCAATGACTCCACCAGGAGCACCTCCAGCAGCCCCAGGACCAATGATTCCTAATCCTGCACCACTTGCTGAAAGTGGTAATGGTAGTAAATTAGTCGATGAAATTCGTAGTCGTATTAGTGGATTCTTTAATCAAACTGAGGGCACCTTCACCATAGGTGAAGAAGGGTTTGTTACCAAGATGTGTAAGGAACTCAAAGAAAAATATCATGTTCCCCCGGGCACTCATAAAGCAGATAGATTTGATCACATGGTGGAAAGAGCTTGTAATAATATTATGGAAAAGTACAAACAGCATCATAGCCATTCAAGAGAGTTATCAGACATAAGAAGAATAGCAGGTATTATGGAAGCAGGAATGCAAATGCCTGGCATGGGTGGGTTAGATCCACAGGCCATGATGAAAGACATCCAAAGTAAAATCCCAGCTGACAATATGAAATCTAATAGAACTAGCAGTGGTACTATTGATGGTAAACCAGCAAGTTATGATGATGCTATGAGCAAATTTAGAGGCATGGCCGGTGGTATGGGCTTCGATGCCAGCGGTGATGATCCTGTAGGCGGTATGTATAAAGGTATACAGGGTAAATTTGGCGATATGATGAAAGGTATGAACATGTCTGGTAGTGAATTAGGTACAGATCAACCTATGGCAGCACCTCCAACATCAAAGCCTGCTCCAGATCTTAAAAAAGCATTATCTCAAATGAAGCCAACAACTCCTGATGATGCTATGAGAATGTTGACAGATCTTAAGAAATTGGCAGGATTACCTAAATAAAGTTTATTTTTTCTTACCTTTTTGCTTGCAGAGCTAAATAAAAACGCATATAATAACAGTATGCGTTTTTTTGTCGGACACGTGTCTGGCAATATAGGCAAAACATAGGCAATTACAGGAGAAAAACTATGGCAACTTTAGCAGAAATTCGAGCAAAATTAAAAGAACAAGAAATCAAAGGCGGATCAACAGGTAGTGGTGATCTTTCAATTTATCCTTTCTGGAATCTTAAAGAAGGAGGTGAATCGGCTGTAAGATTCCTCCCAGACGGCGATGACTCTAACACATTCTTTTGGGTAGAACGTGCTATGATCAAGCTGGAATTTGCAGGCATGAAAGGCGAGACAGACGGTAAGAAAGTCAATGTACAAGTTCCCTGCGTGGAAATGTACAACGATGGTTCAGTTTGCCCAGTACTAAGCGAAGTTCGCGGTTGGTTCAAAGATCCCTCACTCGAGGCAATGGGTCGTAAATATTGGAAAAAGCGTAGTTACTTGTTCCAAGGCTTTGTCACTGAAGATGGTCTTAAAGAAGACCAAATTCCAGAAAATCCCATTCGTAGATTTATCATTGGTCCCCAGATCTTTACCTTGATCAAAGGCGCATTGATGGATCCAGAAATGGAAGATCTGCCTACTGATTATGTTCATGGCGTGGATTTCCGTTTAATCAAGTCCAGCAAAGGTGGTTATGCAGATTACGGCACCAGCAAATGGAGTCGTCGTGAGCGTCCTCTTAGTGACGCAGAGCAGGCAGCTGTAAAACAGTTTGGTTTGTTTACTTTGAAAGATTTCTTACCTAAGAAACCCACTGAAGTAGAAATGAAAGTGATCAAAGAAATGTTTGCAGCCAGTGTTGATGGCGAAGCATTTGATATGGAGCGTTGGGGTCAGTATTACAAACCCAGCGGTGCAAGCCAGAATACCGGTGATCCAGTATCTTCAGCAAGAAATGCTGCTCCAGTAGCAGTTGATCCAGATGTGGATATGGAAGAAGACAGGCCAGCTAAATCAGCAAAGCCTGCTCTTAAAGCAGTATCCAAACCCGCAGAAGAAAAAGCTGACGCAAAAGGCACAGATAGTCGTGCAACCGACATTCTTGCCATGATTCGTAACCGTCAAAAAGCGTAATTTACCACTTGGGCCTCTGTGACATTAGTCATACGCCCGAGTTTTCTATGGAGAAAAATAATGGCAAAAGCACAGAAAATTAATGAAAGTTTCACATTGAGTTTTAATTCGCGTGAAGATCAATCTGGCGATACAGTAGCAGATATTGATATTAGGTTTGATAACCCTAAAGATGATAGTGTTTTAATTAATAGATTAAACACTTGGCTTAAAGCAATTGGGCGTGAAGATATTGTTGTTTCACCTAAGGCAGGTATGTAATATGGCAACAAAAGCATTTGATTTAAGTAAATTTAGAAAGACTCTTACTAAGAGTATTGATGGATTAGGTGTAGGATTTAATGATCCTACAGATTGGGTAAGTACTGGTAACTATGCACTGAACTACCTAATCAGTAGTGATTTTAACAAAGGCATTCCTTTGGGTAAGGTTACTGTATTTGCCGGTGAAAGTGGTGCAGGTAAAAGCTATATTTGTAGCGGCAACCTAATTAAAAATGCACAAGAACAAGGAATCTATGTAGTTCTAGTTGATACAGAAAATGCATTGGATGAAGCATGGCTTAAAGCATTGGGTGTGCATACTGGTGAGGACAAACTACTCAAATTAAACATGGCCATGATTGATGATGTGGCTAAAACTATCAGTGAGTTTATGAAAGAATACAAACTTATGGAAGATCGTCCAAAAGTTTTGTTTGTACTTGATAGTTTGGGCATGTTATTGACTCCTACTGATGTTAATCAATTTGAAGCAGGTGACATGAAAGGCGACATGGGTCGTAAACCTAAGGCATTGACTGCATTGGTCCGTAACTGTGTTAATATGTTTGGTAATTATAATGTGGGCATGGTCTGTACTAATCATACCTATGCTAGCCAAGACATGTTTGATCCAGATGACAAGATCAGTGGCGGCCAAGGGTTTGTATATGCAAGTAGTATTGTAGTTGCTATGAAAAAGCTCAAACTCAAAGAGGATGAGAATGGCAATAAGATCAGTGAAGTGAAGGGTATTCGAGCTAGTTGCAAGATCATGAAGACTCGTTATGCTAAACCTTTTGAAACACTACAAATTAAGATTCCTTATGAAACTGGCATGGATCCATATAGCGGTCTAGTAGATCTTTTTGAAGCTAAGGGGTTTTTAGTTCAACAAGGTAATAGACTCAAGTTTACTGATAGTAAAGGTGCAGAACATCTATATTACAGAAAAGAATGGAAAAGTGATAAATTAGATATGTTAATGGAGGATTTCCATAACATTAAACCTAAAGAGATCATAACGGAGGAGATAGTAGAAAATGACTGATACGCAAATTAGTGATATTTGGTGTTTTTTTAAAGAGTTCATTAGAAAGGACGATGTTCAAACTGCTGCTGAGCAATTTATTGATTTGTTAGCAGATTTTAATATTAAAGATAAAGTTCTGCAAGGTGCTATGGGTTCAGATGCTGATCTAGATAATGCCATTGAATATTATTTAGAAGATGACACTGAAATTGAGGAAGAGTACGAGGATTCTGAAGAAGACGATTATTAATCATGTGGTATTCTAAGATTAGCCAAGATCTAAGTCTTTTACCTGATGCTGTGGATCACTATAATATTGAATTAGAAGCAGCTCGAGCTGACGCCCGTATAACGGGAAATATCGAAAAGGCAGCAGCCAGTATGCCAGGCATCGTGGAACAAAGATTTAATCAATTACAAGAGATCGAGGCTATCTTAGAATTCCTTAATATTGAATTTCGTCAAATTAAGAGTCAATACTTTAAAAAATATTTAGAAAATTATCAAAGAGCATTAAGCAGCAGGGATTGTGAAAAATACGTAGAGGGCGAGCAAGATGTGGTTGATTTTGAAAAAATTATCAACGAGTTTGCCTTATTACGTAATAAATGGTTAGGTATCACAAAAGCATTAGACATCAAACAATGGCAGCTAAGTAATGTAATAAAACTTCGAACCGCTGGGTTAGAAGATGCTACATTATAGATGAAAGATATAATACCAATTTTTATTGGGTATGATCCTAGAGAGGCCACAGTATTTCATGTATGCGCTAATAGCATAATAAGAACTAGTACTAGACCAGTTAGTATTATACCAGTAGCATTGAATCTTTTTAAAGATTACAATGAGACTCATACTGACGGTAGTAATCATTTTATCTATACCAGATTTTTAGTCCCATACCTTATGCATTGGAGTGGGCATGCCATTTTTATTGATGGCGATATGATAGTACGTAGTGATATCACAGAATTATGGGATTTACGTAATACTCATTATGACATACAAGTTATTAAGCACGATTATAAAACCAAAATGCCAGTTAAATACTTGGGTGCCAAAAATGAGGATTATCCTCGAAAAAATTGGTCCAGTGTTATACTTTGGAATTGCAATAGTTTTCCAAATAGAATACTAACTCCAGAGTATATAATGAAAGCAACAGGTAAAGAATTACATAGATTTACATGGTTAGAAGATAATCGCATAGGCGAATTACCCAAGGAATGGAATTGGCTGCCAGACGAATATGGTGCTAATCCTGATGCTAAATTATTACATTATACTTTAGGAGCTCCTTCATTTCATGAATTTGCTAATACGCCAATGGCAGATGAATGGCATAAAGAAAGGATTCTTGCAGAGTATTGTCAGCAAAGGAACATACCATGAATATAGCATGGAGTGGACTAGCTGATTTAAAATATTATGAGTATATAGCTCAATATTGTATTCCAAGTTGGAATAAATTACCTGGTGACAAATATATCATTTATGACGTTCCGTATACATTTGAGTTGCCAAAATTTTTTTTAGTTCCATGGAACGACATTTATAATCAACGAAATAAGTTTACGGATTTTTGTAGTAGAACCAAACCTATGAATTTTTGGCGTAAAATGCAAAGTCAAGTTTGGGCCTTAAAAGCACTAAGAAATTATGACTGGGTTGTGTTATTGGATACTGATGTCGAAATACTAAATTTTGATCAGGCTGAACTTGAAAAAATTATAAAAGAAGTAAAACAAAATAATTTTATTTGGGCCACTGGCGAATCACAAAAAGGTTATCTTGATGCTGGACATGTCATAGTTAATATGCAAGATCCTAGATTAGATAAACTAATTTATGAATATGAAGATATATGGGAATCTAAAAAAATATTTTCTCTTTATAGAGCATATGACGGTGATGCTCTGGAAACTATGTTAACCAAATATCCTAGTTATAAAATTAAAAATACCGATCACGGTGGAGGGTTACATACTTATAAATTAGGTACTGTACATTACGGGAGTAAAATTCCCAAAGAAATTCGTGCATTATGGAAAGGCAACAGTGATGTTATGGTGTCGGAAATGATAAAAGATAAAGAAGATTTTTTAAGTAGATTAAAAGAAACATGAGAGTAGGCATTTTTTATTCTTCGATATCTAATATTCACAAGGCTGTACATAAAGCAAACTTAATGGATTGTTTTAGAGAGGGTGTTCAAGCTTGTGGCGATGAAACTATAGATTTTAGATATAAAAATCAAATCATAGACAATTTAGATGCTGGGTTTATATTAGGTTATACTCTGGAAAATACTTATAGAAAACGTATTATTGACACACTTAAATTACAAAAATCAAAAATTATCTTTGTAGATAGTAATATTTTTTCATATGGAAGATCTACGCATTTTTATCATAGATATAGTGTCAATAGTGTTTACCCAACAGATGGCGAATATTTTTTGGGCGATGAGCGATCAGAATTAAAGACTTATGATGTATTAAATTATCATAAGTTATCATTACAGCCTTGGCGTGATAATGGTAGTCATATATTGGTGTTAGGTCAAAGAACTTTTTCTTGGAATATGTTAAATCGTAATGGCATTGATTGGATTATTGATATAGTAAAAAAAATAAAAAAAGTTTCAGACAGGGGTATAATTGTTAGATTACATCCAGGCGACAAAACTTATAATGAAGAAAATAGAAACAAAATTTATGACCAATTTGGTAAAAAGGGAATTCATGTTTCTAACAATGAAAATATAAGGGCTGATTTAATAAATGCTTGGTGTTCAGTAGGGTATAATTCTACACCCAATTGTGTAAGCGTTATCCAAGGAATTCCGGTATATTTAGATGATCCGTTAAATAGTTGGGCCTGTGATGTAGGGTTTGATGATTTAAAATTAATAGAAGAGCCCGTAATGCCTGATAGGGAAAATTGGCTAGATAAAATTTCCCATATACATTGGAGTAATGAGGAAATTAGTCAAGGTAAGTATTGGAATAGATTTAAGAGTTTTTATCAATGTACGACATAGTTTTTATTTCAAATAACGAAGCCAACTCTAATGAAAATTGGCAAATATTAAGTTCTAGGTTTTTATTAGCTAAACGGATCAATGGAATCACTGGAATTCATAATGCTCATATAGCAGCAGCAAAAGCATCCTTTACTAAAATGTTTTGGGTAGTTGACGGAGATGCCAGAGTATTAGATGAATTTAATTTTGATTATGTTGTTCCTGAATATGATTTAGATTGTGTACATATATTTCATAGCGTTAATCCTGTTAATGATTTAGTTTATGGATATGGTGCTGTTAAATTATTACCAAGACGTTTAACACTTAATATTGATACTTCAAGTTTAGATATGACATTGAGCATTAATAATAAAATTAAAGTAATAGATCAAATATCTAACATCACAAATTTCAATACAGATAAATTTAGTACGTGGCGTAGTGCTTTTAGGGAAGCAGTTAAATTAACTACAAATGTAATTAATAAGAGTGATAATGACGAAAGCCTTAAGAGACTAAGCTCATGGTGTAATGTAGGGGATGATAAGCCTTTTGGCAATTATGCCATTAAAGGAGCAAAAGAAGGCAAAGCTTATGCCTTAGTTAATTTTGAAAATACAGATAAATTAAAATTAATTAATGATTTTGAATGGTTAAAAGAAAGGTTTAATGATGATTGATTTTACAGCTTTTAGTCACGGACAAGTTGAAAGTAAGATTTGGTTATGTGAGAGATTAGAATCTATAATCCCTAGTGATAGTCGTATAGCTATATTGGGAGGGTGGTATGGAGTATTAGCCTTTTTACTGTTGTCTAGACGTGCTGTAGACATTAAATATATTAGATCTTTTGATATTGATCCAAAAGTTGAATCCATAGCAGATAAAATTAATAATACTTGGGTATGTAATGGATGGCAATTTAAAGCCTTTACCCAGGATGCTAATCAAGTCGATTTTTCAGAATTCGATGTAATTATTAATACATCGGCCGAACACATTATTGATAAACAATGGTTCGATAAAATTACCAATCAATTAGTGGTGATTCAAAGTACTGATCAAATCCATGATGACGACGGGGAGCATGACTATTGTTTTAGTTTAGATCAATTAATAGAGCGTTATCCTTTGACTAATCTTTATAGATCAGAAAAGAAATTCACCTATCCCGATAAAGAGTTTTCGAGATTTATGTTAATTGGTTACAAAAGTTGAAGTTAACGGAAATATTTTAGCAATAACTTCAGCACACGCCAATGCTACTTCTTGATGTTCTTTCTGAGTGCCATTAGCACTACGCAATTCGATAAAGTGAATCCAACTGCGTAGAGTTCCATTCATATAAAGACGACTTTCAATAAGACCTTCGGGTAATACAGCACGAGCCTGTTCTTTGGCAATACCATTAGCAATGGCCCATTCGTATTCTCGACGAGCAGCATAGATAACTCGTTGTTGAGCACGATACCAATCATTTTGTAGTAAGTGATCTTCTACTTCTACGCTATTTTGCCTATTAGTTGTGTCTTGTAGTCTAGCTTCTCTAGTGACAAAATTAAGGTCTTTAGTAGGGTCAGCATAACGTTGACTAAATTCTTGAAAACTGAAACTGCGATGACGCAGAATTTGTCTAGCAATATCCCTGGTGGTAGTAATTTCTATACAGGCAGATACCATTTCAAGAGGACTCCAATGTTGATGCTTAACCAAATATTTGATTAGTTTTTCACTGGTTTCTGTATTGAGTTGATTACTGGGATTACTAACTCTAGCACAAAAAGCTACTAAGTCTTGTGCGTCTTCAATTCCCTGATCCAAAAATTCTTTGGTGGGTTGGCTATAAGATACTAATTGTACGTTCATTAAAGTTTATTTTTTTTAAGGAATTTAGCAGTTTCTCGGGAAATGTCTTTTTTGATTTGATCTGTGTCTAATTTAAAATCTACGTTTTCTATATGTTCTTTGTAATTCATTATCATTTCTTGGATGTTAGATTGAATAACTTGCCAATTATCATCCCTTAGATTTTTACCTATATCTATATTCCAAATTTTTTTATCTTTAAATTTGACCTGAACAGAACACAAGTATTTTAATGGAACTACATTGAGATTAACATCTTCGAAAATTTCGGGCCAACTTTCAATGACATCTTTTGAAAGTTTTTTGGTCGTCATCGCTTTTTTCTAGGAACCAATACTTCAGCTTGACGACGCAATTCTGCTGCTTGTTTGGCTAGTTTATCAGCTTGGCCTCTCAATTTAGTGGCACGTTGTTCTACAGGCAGATCATCAAAATTTTCTTCGACAACGGGCATAGGAGTTTCAGTAACTGTGGCTACTTCAACAATTTCAACGTCGTCTCTTTTTTTATTTTTTAGATCTTCTTTAATGGACAAATCATCTACAGCTACACCCATTTGCTCTGCAATTACCACATTGAGTTGATCCAACTTAATTTTAGTTTGAAAATTAGGAATCATTTCAACTTGATCAGTAGCAATTCTCAATAATTTACCTTGGGTATGTAATGCTGCCAGCATAATGCTGCCATCGGGAAAAGTGGTCCTTGCCAATACTTCAGCAAATTCGTTAGCAGTTTGTGCAGAATTGGATTCAACTAATTGAATCAATGAGTCATGATAACTGTCTTCCAAAGCTTCTGTAGGGATTACTAAGCAATTATATGCATCACCAGGTAATGTTCTATATGCTACTAGGCATTTTCTACCGTTAGAAACGAACCGCCCAACGTGTTTTAAATTAGTCATTTTATTCTTCCTTGGCGGTTGCTTGGCCTAAAAATCTACTTAGTTTATTATATACTTTGCCGACAGCTTCCATTTCGCCGGCTTTGTAACTACCACGGCTGTTAGTTACTTCGATAATTTGTTTTAATGCATTGAGATCATTAATGTTAAGATCTTCAGCAGTATCCATTTCTGGATCTTGCATTGTTTCTTGTGGCTTCATTGGTGGTTTATTCATATTAACTCCTTAATAGTATGTTATTATATATCTTATTTAAAAAATTAAAGATTATAGATCTGAATACGAAAGCAAAAAAAAGCTAAGTTCTTTTTCTTCTTCGAATCCAATTTTCGTTGTATAGATAATAGTATTAGTATTATCCAAATCTAATGCTTGTCCGAGATAGTATCTTCCGTTTAAATTGTGATAAATCCAATCGTCGATTTGAATATTTTTAACAGGATTAAATTTGTTTAAAATAGTAAAATGAAAATGGCGAGCAGGGAATCGAACTCGCCTAATTTCTAATAGATTAAATGGATTTGGTTTGCCGTTCTTTAATGCCATTACTTAGATTCTTCGTAATAAGCGTATTGTCCAAACGGTGGAACAATATTCTGATTACCGTGGATAATGAACAATGTATCACAGTAGTTTTCATCACCCCAACTGCCATATGGATAGCCATCAGTAAACATGATAAATTTCTTTGGAACAATATCATGCTCTTTCATATAAGTCCAATTAGCATCAAAGTCAGTGCCACCACCTCCTTTGAGTTCGTACCTTTCAATTTCGTTTTCGTAGCTGTCAAAATTTTGTTCATTGTATACGCTAGTATCAAAACACCAAATTTTAACTTTGAAGTCTTTGTACTCGTCCATAATGCCTTTGATTTCGCTGAGCATGTCCTTACCCATTACATCAGTAATACTACCGCTCATATCTAAGCCAACACAGACATCAATAGTTTCTTCATTTTTCATGCTGGGCAATATAGCACCCAATGCCCAACCTTTACGATTAGGACGAGTAAAACTGTAATCAGACTTGATCAAACTTTGAATTTGTTGACGTAGATATTGACGCCAATTAATTTTAGGCTCAGTAAGATCCTTAATAAGACGAGCCACACCTGCTGGAGTATTACCTGCACCTGCGGCATTGGCTGCTTGGATAGTGGCTTCACGGACTTCATCACGAATAGCTTTGAGCTCTTCTTTGGTATATTGTGGGCGACCATTTTCGCCGTCTTTATCCCAGTCAATATGTTCGTCCAGCAGTTTACCCAATGCTCCTAATTCTTCGTCATCATACTTTTCCATCAGTTCATCATAGACTTGTTCTGCGCTCTTGCCATAATGCAGGGGATCATGGAAGATTGGAATCTTTGGAGGCTGTTCGCCGATATGGTCGCGAATCAATTGACCATTTACACAATAGTCAGCGGCGATGTTGAATACTTTGCGATTACGACCTTCGTTACGACCCAAATGATCAAACACGTTATGTAGGATTTCGTGTCCAATAACAAATTCTACTTGTTTATTGGTCAAGTCTTCAAAAAAGTTTCGATTGTAGTATAGTGCTCGACCATCAGTAGCAGCAGTGGCACACCATTCAGTAGCATCAATAACTTTAAGACGAGTAGCCATGTTACCAAAAAACGGATGACGTAGTAACAGCCCAACGCGAGCTACAATAATTTTGTCAACGACGGGATCTAATGAATGTTGCATAATTCTCTCCTATATAATGTATATAGTATAACACCGCCCGAAGGCGGTGTCAAGTGGTAGATTTTACTTCTTTTCGGTAGCTGCCGAAATGTACTTACCAAACTTTGCATGGAACTCATCAAAGCAATCAATCTCGTCCGGATCCAAGGGCAATTGATATTGGGTAAGAGCAAGTTTAGTGCTCATGATAACCAACTCAGTTTCAAAATTGTCCATGATGAAACGGAAGAAGTTATTGACTTGTTTGTCCCAAGTCTTTGCTCGCTTATCGCTAGAGTCTTTGAGCTCGTAGCAGAGGCTAACTGCCAATGAGTACATGGCACTGATCTCACGCGATTCCATTTTCTTAACCTTGCCATTCAAAATGTCAGTGGGGTTAGGCATCTTGCTGGCAACTTTACGATGTGCCATAAACTTAATAGCAAGTCCTTCACCGACAGAACCTGAAATAAGGTTAGTCAGAGTGTTTTCGTCAGTGTCGTCATCTTCCAACAGTTCGCTAACAAAGGTCCAGCTACGTGGAGTAGCAAATGCCTTTGAGGCAGACTTTGGATCAAAGTCATGAAGATCCTTCTTTGAGAAAGTCAAAAAGCCAACTACATCTTTATGGATACGATTTTCGGTAGCCCAAAAAGCGTAATCGTCCCAATCAACACGCAGTTCCAAGTGAATAAAGCGATTGCTCAATGGAGCAGGCATGCGATAAGTAACGCCTTTGTCACCATCGCGGTTACCAGCAGCTACAATTACCACATTGTCTGGCAAGCGATAAGTGCCAATACGACGATTAAGAATCAGTTGATAAGCGGCAGCTTGGGTGCTACCAGGAGCACTGTTCATCTCATCCAAGAACAGGATGATCTGTTTATGTTGGCTAGCCAACTCTTCGTCAGGCAGTTCGCTGGGAGGTGCCCAAAGCATTTTGCCAGAGTTGCTGTCAAAGTAGGGAACACCTTTAATATCAGTAGGTTCCCAAAGACTCAAGCGGATGTCGATAACATGAGCGCCAATATCTTCGCCAATTTGTTTGACGATATCGCTCTTACCAATACCAGCTGGTCCCCACAGGAACAATGGGCGCTTCTTGTTGAAGCATTTAAGAATTGAACGTTTGGCATCACGGGGGCCAACGGTGCGACTAATAATCTCGGACATAGCTTGTTTCCTCTGTTAGTAAGTAAATAAATCTGCTATGTTTCTATTATAAGGCCAGTTGCGGTTCTAGTCAAGCGGTTTTTCGTCTGATCTCCTAGCTTTCATGGCTTTCATCAAGCCAAATTTGCGGATATCATCGGAGAACATATGTAGTTCAAAAGCCTTTTTCTCGGAGAAAACAGTAAGACTACGATGGGTAAGATAGTAAGGACAGTCCAAAAACTGGTCAAAAAAGATGATAATTTGGGGGCTCAGTTCAATATCTTCGGTAAATGGAATTTCGTATTCTTTCAAATCCAATTCTTTTACCAAAAATTCGTAGCCCTTGTCAGTTAAACGTAGTCCGCCTTTGGCTTTAGTACGAGTATTTTGCCACCAAATTTTATGATGAAGTTTCACATTGACTTCATCGCATGATTTTTCTTTAGTTGTTAGGAATATTTTAGTATATGTTAGACTATTCATTACGAAGATTTTGACCAGAAGTTAGTACAACTACGGTAAAGTCTTGGCAATGGAATTCTAAGTTAAGTTTTTTTGCTAAGTTAATAGCATGACCAGGATTGCTAAATGCTGTCTTTTTATATTTAGGTCCAGGATAACTGATTACACTGCTAAAACTTTTCAAGTTAAAAGGTTTATTGTTATAGAATACAGCCCAAATAGCTTCCGCTTCTAGGATTTGGTCGGTTTTAAAATTTTTCTTATTAGTATGTTCTAGTAAAATTTTTGGTTTTGGGCGACTCATTGTGTGATCCTGAATATACATATATTTATTCAGAATCAAGAAGAAAAACCACCCCCATCCATTTTTAATTCAAATATGTCATTGTTATTGTTAGATTTTAATTCTGTTAAAAGCTTATCGTAATCTTGTAATAGTTTAGTACTGACTTCACCAATAGTAAATGCTAATGCTTTAGCAGTACGTATATCTAGTTTAATTTCTTTTTGTTGACTCATGTCGGCAATTTTTACTTGCTCAATGAACTGTTGTAAAGGAAATGTATTAATAGTTTTACTTTGCATTATTCAATGAGTCCCTTGCTTCTTCCTCAGTTTTAAAAGGGCCTTCGTAAGGATATCTTTCGATGGTAATTAGTTTAGGGCAAAAGCTTTTGATCCAATTTTTTGGAAATTTAATAATATAATAGCCGGCACAGAACAAACTTTTACTTTGATTGCTTTTGGTAAACAAAGGAAGTTTTTTCCTAAGGTTATACATGCTATTGAATGGTTCCCACTTAGTAGGATACCCATAACATTCGTTTGGCATAGCCCTTGAAACGGTGGTTTCCACGTCTTTAACAAAAAATTCCTTACCAAATTGTTTAGTTACATCGGTTTTTTTAGGAAAGACTAATTCACCGTTTCTTGAACTAAGCATATATTGATTATTTTCTTTTTTATGTAGAGTGCCGATTCTAACACCGTCTTCTTCTACGATCCAGAGTAGACCATCTACGACTGGTTTAGCATGAACATTCATAATGACCTCTTTATTTAGGATAGTTGGCCTGAAATGCTTCAGCATATTGCTGAATATTTTCAGTAATTCTTTTTAAGTCGTATAGATTACAAAATTTCATAAGTCTAATACCAACTTGACTTATATTTTTAGCTTGAGCATTAGAGTGAATAGTTTCTTTAATGAGTTCTTTTATATTATCGGGTTGATGTTTAAGATCGATAAGTCTACGATTACGTTCATAATCATCTAATACACGATGTTCTTCACCGTTATGATCCACCCACCGTTGTAGCATTAGGTTATTCCAAGCAAAACCACGACGATTACGATCATTATATGCTTCTAATAGTTTATTTTTACGTACCTTAGGATAAGCACTGAACACATTGTCGGTAGGATCACCACGCATACATTTTTCAAATAGCACCCATTCGGGATCAATTAAGTCTTTTTCTGCATTAGTTTTTTTATCAATTACACGTTTGCCTTTTTTGTCAAAAATACCTTCATATGTATAGGTAGTTTCGGTAATGCCGTTATATTGACGTACATTAGGAGCAATTAGTTGAATAAAATCGCTATCTGTGCTAATAATAACATGATCGTCGTGAGGATGGTCTTGGATGAAGCCAGCAATAAGATCATCTGCTTCTAGCTGAGAGTTTTGCAATACTGTAGCATTAGTCTTTTCTGCTATGAAATCTTTAAAAGTATCAAAGGCTTCCCAGAAAATACGATCTTCTTCCTGCTCTTTTACTGTAGCAGCAGCCCTGGCTTCAGCTCTATTGCGTTTATAAGGAGTATAGTAGTCTTTACGCCAGCTACGACCTTCGAGGCAGAACACTAAATGGCTGCCATCAAAGTCATTCCATGCTTTTTTAATACTATTCAACGTGATATGGAAAGCCATACCAAGTTTTATATCAGCACTGCCATTAATTGCATGTCTAGATCGAAAAAATGTATTTGCAGTATCGACTAAAATGTATGTCATTTGACTTCGGATCTTCCGCTATTAAGTTTGTTTACGTTGATATAACCTGCACCACGTCCAATGTCTTGACCTTCCTCGGCTAGGACATTGCGAGCAAGATCACGGAACCAACGATCCACAATTTCTTCTTGTGGATCAGCGTCATATCCGTATCCTGCCTGCTTCAATTGTACAATGAATTCATCGTTCCAGTCAAGTTCAAAGAATCCATTACGAACGTTTTCCTTATTGATGTGTGTTTCCAACACACCTACCCAAGGTTCGCCACGTTGTGTGGCACGTTCCTTGGGACTCATTTTAGCAATAGCTTCTTCTTCCAAAGCTTTTTTAGCAGCTTCTTCAGCTTGAGCTAGTTCGGCTTCTTTGGCTTCTTTTACTTTTTTTATTAGCTCAATTGATTCTTCTATTTTGTCAATACCAAATAACTTCTTTAAGAAATTTTTCATTAACGTCCTGCTAATGGATTAGGATAAGGATTAGGTCTAATCCAAGGTTGTTGACCCTTGGTGAACACAATCATGCTATTATAATAGCTTACGCTAGCTAGATCATTAAATCTAAATACATTTTGATCAGCAGGATGTTCCTGCCAATGATTAAGATTGACCATGTCAATAATTTTCTTACTATATTCCATCATAGTATGAGGACGATATAAGCCATTACCCCAGTCATTGAAGTAACTGGTATGAGTGTCTTCAATCATGTAAACACCGCCAATGGCGATCTTTGGCCAAATAGCATTTAAGGTTACAATTTGTTGATTCATTTGATGACCGCCGTCATCTAAAAACACATCAATATTGCCTACGTGTGGAATGAAGTTAGCCCAGAAAAGAGCATCTTCTTGATTGCCAATAAAGATTTCCACATTTTCTGCTTTGCGTTGTAGTACACCTTCGTCTACGTCAACACCAATAATTCTAGCAGTATCGCCAAAATATTTACGCCACATTTGCAAACTACCACCGCCTTGAACGCCTACTTCAATAAAAGTAAGGTCTTGGTTCCTGTATTTGGCAAAGAATTGTTCGTACACTGGAAAATACGGAAGGTATTTGTCACAATGTAATGTTAGATCATTTTCAAAAATTTCAAGTAAAGTTTTCATTAGGTTCCCCATTCGTTTTTAAATAATGGCACTTGAAGTCGGTCACTGTACCGCCATCCTTCTCGCAAGGCCATTTCTGCCACATGCCTATTATTAAGACTGTATACCCGTTCAACACCGCCAATAGGCATAATATACACAGCGCCTTTAAAGCCACTATTTCTATATTGTTCTACTGCTTGTTTAGCATCCGCTAAATCCTCTTCAGATGCTATGACAAATTTTAAGTAAGTATAACCAACTTTTTCATAGTCGCATACTACTTCGGGAAGTATAGCCTCCTCCCATTTTTCTCCACTCACTGGCAGTTTAGCACTGACACTGAATGTAACTTCTCTTTGTTTAGAAAGCTTGTCACTCCAATTAATTAAGTAATTTTTAAATTCTGGAGTTAATTTCTGAGTGCCATTAGTTTCAAAAGTTAAATGACGCAATCGAATCATTACGTCTTGATCTAACAGTTCAGGATAGCTGCGTTGCCACCCTAGTAATGGTTCTCCGCCTGTGATAACAAGATGTTCGTCATGCCACGTTTTATATGGTAATAGGTCTACAATTCCTTTGGCCAGAGCACTGACTTCATATAAAGGGCTAAGGTGTTTGAAGTTAGGATCCCAACTAGCGTAGCTATCACAACCTGTAGATACAAGAGGCAACTCTTTGTAGTTCTTAAAAGGTCGTTCTTCATCGGTTAATGCTACGTTTATTCTTTCTACGCTTTTTTCGCCACGTGGCATACCAAACCCATCACAGGTAAAGTTACAGCCAAATGTACGTAAAAAGATAGAAGGCACGCCCATATAGCGTCCTTCACCTTGTATGCTATAAAATAGTTCACTAATTTTAATTTTACTCATATATGGTAGACCACTTTTTAAGTTTTTCAAATTTAGCCAGTTTAGCCTTTTCGATATTGTATTGACTGATTACGCCATTCATTTCTAACAGAGTAATCATTGCCACCAAATCGCCTAGTTCTTCTTCTAAATGTTGTCGATTAGTTTTGATTTCACCAGGTTTACGATTGTCCATGCCAAAGCGATTGATCTTACTTACCGCTTGAATAACTTCAGCACATTCTTCTTGAAGAATACTCATTACTTCATTTATCGAGTCTTTCACGTTGAAACTCCTCTACATCTTTAACAGCTGATTGTAACACACTTGCATAGTTAAATGCTTGTTGTTTGGATAAAATAATTGTGCCTTCTTGTTTAATATGACCTTTAGTTAATAAAGTCCAAATATGATGCCATCGTGTCTTATCCCAGAAATTAGTTTTCTGTTCAGTGGATATAGTTACATTCACTGTGGTGTCATCTGCTTCAACACTGATATAATGATTACAATCGTTATCAAAACATTGGCAAACTGATTGATACAGTTTGGTATTACCAAAGTCACGATGGATTAAAATACCTTCAGCTGGTTGTTGTGAGTTCACGTCTTCAAGTTCTCCAATGTGGCGATTTTAGCAATGCGCTGTCCAAAATCTTCTTCGTTAGAAATAATATAAAGAGTATGATCACTTCGATCAGCTCTGCGATCATAGCGACTAAATTCTACAATTTTTCCACCAATAGCAGAGTATACTTTGAACCTTAGTACAGGATCGTCTTCTACACTATTGCTATCGCTGGCGGCAATCAATCTAAGACCTGCTTTGGTTTGTCTATCTCCTCGTTCAGGACCATCCTCTTCCAACCAACGAAGAATTTTTAGTCTAAGCCAATTCAACATGATTTAGATTGTTCCTGTTTAACCTGTTCTTTGTGTTGCCATTCTGCCAATTTAGTTTGGTACATGGCTTCGGTAAGACCGTGCCAGCCAATGCAATCACCAGTAGGGCTACGACCGCAGCCACAAGTTCCAACTTTCTTTTGAGTTTCCATAATATTTCCTTAGTTATCTTGGTGCAAAATCTTGTTGGAGTTTAATGTTATCAAAAAACTCCTTCTTAGTGCCCACATCGTCTTTGAATGCACCTTTTAAGACTGTGGTTTGCGTGAGACTGGAATGTGCCATAATTCCTCTGTTCTCGCAACATCCGTGAGTGGCCTGTATATAAACACCAACATTTTTACTATCGGTCGCTAGGGAAATCTCTCTAGCAATGTCGTTACAAAGTTCTTCTTGTAAAGTTCCCCTACGAGCACACCACTGAGCAATCCTTGTATATTTTGATAAGCCAATCACCTTGCCATTTGGAATAATTCCAATATAAGCAACACCATTTACTGGTTGATGATGATGACTACACATACTACGAAGTTCACTGCGTACTACCAACATGCCAGTGTAAGCATCTTCGCCTTCGTTAGGAAAGCTGGTAGCATTAGGGGCAGGATCATATCGCCCTGCCATAATTTCGTTAAAATACATTTTAGCCAATCGTCGAGCAGTTCCTTTACTGTTAGGATCAGTTTCTCTGTCAATCAGTAATGAATCGAGCACAGATTCGAATGCCTTAGTAGCGTCGTTGATAAGATCGTCTTTGAAATTTTCTTGAACGTAATCGCTAATATTGTCACCGGCCCAGAACCTTTTACCGTCTCGACGCATACGTTCACGCAATACTTGTGCTAGATTTTTTTCAGCCATAGTAATTCCTTATTCACTATATTATATAGGTTATTTAGGTTGTTGTCAAACTTTATTGAATAAATTCGCCTAGCAATAAGCGACACATGGTGGCATCTTTATCGGAATGAAATTTAAAGATTAAATGATTCTCACATACTGAGGTTATATATTTTTTACCTGGTGTTCCAAATGCTTCAATTACCTTGACGCAGACAGTATCCCACCAAATTTTATCTTGATAAACCCAAGTAATTTTTATGTCATTGGTCACGTTTGTATTTGGCCTTCTTTGGAATAACGTGCCTAACGCCACCGCTGGGATCTTTGACATCACCTTTACGACGCGGGATCAAATGTACGTGGGGATAGCTCACGGTTTGGCCAGCAGCCTCGCCACAGTTTTGCCCGACGTTAAAGCCGTCCCATTTTTCTTGGACCATTCCGTCGTAGCCAAATTTGTATGCTGCTTGGAAACACGAAACCAAGTTTTCAAGTTTTTTTTCGGTTGGCACAAATAGCAAATGTCCTTCCGATACCGGGTAGCCGTCTTTGAAGACCCAGTATTTTTTGGTTCTGTATTCAATTTCTTTCCACGGAGCTCGTCCATCATCTAATGCCCTTGTTAAATCTGACATCATTCGTCTCCTTTAAGTGATTCGAATGTTCTATATTTGCCCAATGCTGTCATATACTGATCGTAGAGTTTTTTCAGCTTTGGGTACTTGTTTTCTAGTGTAACATCACGTTCAGGAATAAGCAAGACTTTTTCAATATTTCTTAGCCGTTCCTCCAAGTCTACACCATTAATAACTACTCGACCTTTAACTTCCAAGTTAGGGGGGTTGGATTGATGAATTTGAAATAATTGATTTTGATTGGTAGTGTTCCAGTGATTTCCATGTGGGTTAGTGTAATAAGATTGCCCAGTGCCGTTAGTGGTAATGACTGATCCGTTACCCGGGATGGCACTTGTACCTGTAGTTGTTGTTACGTATTGATTATTGATGACGGCGTTGTTCAAAGTATTGCTCATTTTGAATCCATTTATCTTTGACTAAAAATCCCCATTCTCTCTTTTGTGGGCCAGGCATGAACATAGTCCAAGCAGTTATCCCTTCAACCATTTCAATACGGTGATAGCTATTAGCACTACTAATCCTAAAATGACCAGGACCACGCCAGTGACAAACTTCCCCAATCTTTTTACCATCTTTGTCAAAAGTTGGAACCCATTCATTGTAAC